GATCCTACTGTGTATGCCGACGTTTGGAAAGATCGTTGGTTACAGAACTACGCTACTGCTAAGATTAAATATCAGTGGGGCTCTAATCTTACCAAATTCGTTGGTATGAGTCTTCCTGGAAATGTGCAGTTTAATGGTGAAAGAATTCTTCAAGACGCTCAAGAAGAAATTCAGCGAATGGAACAAGAGATGATTAGTTCTTACTCACTTCCTGTTCATGACCTTGTAGGATAATGAAGTGGCCACAAATTTTTATTTTTCAAACTTTACGAACTCCGGTGAGCAGCGTCTTATTGAAGATCTGATCATTGAGAGTATTCGTATACACGGTATCGATGTATGGTATATTCCTCACAAGTTTGGTGCGCTTGATGATCTCTTAAACGAAGACGATCTTCCTTACTACAATGATGCGTACATGGTTGAAATGTACATCAAGAACGTCGAAGGATTCCAAGGCGATGGCGACTTCCTGAGTAAGTTTGGCTTACAGATTAACGACTCTATGACTCTTACCATTTCTATGCGTAAGTTTCTGGAAGACGTAGCGTTGTTTAATGAAAAGGTTAGACCAAACGAAGGCGATCTGATTTACTTCCCCCTCAACAATAAGATCTTTGAAATCAAACATGTCGAGCATGAAGCGATCTTCTATCAGATGGGTTCGCTTCAGACATACGATCTTCGTGTAGAACTCTTTGAATATTCAAATGAAAGATTCGATACAGGTGTTCTAGAGATTGATACTTGGGCGAATCAGTTTAAGACAACTTCAAATACCTCGATTCAAGCGATTGATCTATTCGATCCTCTTGCAGATAACTTCACAATTGAAACAGAAGCAAACACTATCCTCGACTTCACCGAAACAAATCCATTTGGCGAGGACAACTATTAATGTTTGGCAATCAATTCTATAATCAAACCACTCGTCGATACGTAGCAATATTTGGTACGCTCTTCAATAATATTACAATCGATAGAAGAGACTCTAACGGTACTGTCGTTCAAGCAATGAAAGTGCCATTAAACTACGGACCTATGGAACGATTCCTAGCTCGCATTCAACAGGATCCTGATCTAACCGCTCCAGCTATTCGACTACCGCGCATGTCATTTGAAATGACGTCCATGACTTATGATCCTGAACGTAAATTAACACCTATGACTTATTCGGTGAAAGGCATCGCGAACAATGATAGTGTCGTAAAAAGTCAATTTACGCCAGCACCATACGATATTGACTTTCAACTTAATATCATGGTTAAGTACGCAGAAGACGGCACAAAGATCATTGAGCAAATTATTCCATTCTTTAAACCAGAATTTACAGTGACTGCACAGTTAGTTGACGGAATGGATACACTTGTAGATATTCCAATTGTGTTGAATTCGATTAGTGTTGAAGACTCGTATGAAGGTTCTTATGAAGAGCGAAGAGCTATTATATGGACTCTTAACTTTACTCTGAAAGGCTATTACTATGGCCCAGTAAGTCAGCGCAAGATTATTAAGTTTGCAAATACTAACATTTACTCTACAATGACTGCAACCGATCCTATTTCGAGAATCATAGTTCGACCGGGCTTAACCGCAAATGGTCAGCCTACAACAGACATTAACCAAACTGTAGCTTATTCTGCTATTAACATAGATGATGATTGGGACTACATAGTGCAAATAGTGGACCCAAATGAGTAAAGATGTACTTGGAAAGTATCTAGGCTTACCGCCTATTGGAGCAGTTGAAGATGCAGAAATTGTTGAAGATAAACCAGTTGTGAAAAAGATGTCGCCTGATGCTTCTCATCTTTCAAAGAAACTATCATCGAATCTTCCAAAAGAACCAGATAAGCCTTTGACTCGTGGTGAACAAGCAGAGAACGATTACGATTATGCACGTGAAAACATGTACAACGTAATTGAAAAAGGAACTAGCGCGCTTGAAGATCTACTTGGTGTAGCTACTCAATCACAACATCCTCGTGCTTACGAAGTATTAGCTACGACAATGAAAACTCTTGTTGATGCGAATAAAGAACTTGTTCAACTGTCAAAAAAGAAAGTTGAAGAAGAAAAGAATAATAATGAACCTCAGAACGGATCTGGCGGTAACGTGACAAATAACAACCTATTCGTCGGTACTACGCATGATCTGCTGAAGGTTTTAGCGGACATGAGGAAAAATGGACAACCAAACTCCTAAATCAGAGAAGGGTTACTTAGGTAACAACCTTCTTAAACGCATTGGCCAAGAACAAAATTGGACTTCTGAACAACTCGCCGAGATGGCGAAGTGCATGATGGATCCTATTTACTTTGCCGAGAACTATATCAAGATCGTGCACGTCGACCGTGGTTTGATTCCACTTCAAATGTATGATTACCAGAAAGATATTGCAACGAAGATCTTCAACAGTCGTCGCGTTGCTGTACTTACTGCACGTCAGGCCGGTAAGACTACTACTGCCGTCGCTATCATTCTACACTATATTATCTTCAATGAACACAAAAATGTTGGTATTCTTTCAAATAAAGGCGAAGGTTCAAAGGAAGTTCTTGAGCGTATTAAGTTAGCATACGAAAATTTACCAAAGTGGATGCAGCACGGAATTCTTGAGTGGAATAAAAACTCTATCGAACTTGAGAATGGATGTAAGATCTACGCAGGTACAACTACATCAAGCTCAATTCGTGGTAAGTCAATTGCTTTCCTTTACATTGACGAATGTGCCTTCGTAGAAGGATACGATGAATTCTTCGCTTCAGTTTATCCTACTATCTCATCTGGTACTGAAACTAAGCTACTCATGACTTCTACTCCAAACGGCCTTAACCACTTCTTTAAGATCTGTGAAGGTGCAAAGCAAGGTACAAACGGTTATCAATACACCGAAGTCACATGGGATCTTGTACCTGGTCGCGGTGAGGCATGGAAGCAAGAGACTCTTGAGGCGCTTAACTTTGACCAGGAGAAGTTTTCTCAAGAATACGAGTGTCAATTCCTTGGTTCATCTGGTACTCTTATCGACGGAGCTACGCTCAAGTATCTTCAGTCAGCATATCGTGAACCACTACACGAATCACAAGGTCTTGCAGTTTATGAAAGACCCGAAAAAGGAAAGACTTATGTATGCATTGCCGACGTCTCTCGTGGTAAAGGATTAGACTACTCGGCATTCCATATTATCGATGTATCGAGTATGCCTTATAAACAGGTTGTGAGATACCGCAATAATTTTGTAACACCTGTTGATTATGCAGATGTGATTTTTAGAACAACTAAATCATATAATGATGCCTATGTACTTATCGAAATCAACGACATCGGCGGTCAAGTTTCTGATACTCTGCACTTTGATTTTGAGGTTGAAACCTTGTTGTATACTGAATCTGCTGGAAGATCTGGTAAGCGTATCTCGGGCGGCTTCGGATCAAACGTAGATAAAGGTATTCGTACAACTAAACAAGTAAAAGCGATGGGCTGTTCTGTCCTGAAACTGCTGTGTGAACAAAAGCAACTACAGATCGTAGACTTCAATACTATCAACGAACTGTCAACATTCTCGCGTAGAGGAGTTTCTTATGAAGCAGAAGCAGGTTGTCACGACGACTTAGTCATGGGTCTAGTTTTGTTTTCATGGTTAACTACACAAGCATTCTTTAAAGAGATCACTGATATTAATACTATGATGAGACTTCGAGAAAAAACTGATGAACAAATTATGGATGAATTACTGCCATTTGGTTTAACCTATGACGATATTGAGCGTGTAGAAGAAGTAAGGATGCCATCGAGAGACGCATGGCTAAGTGATTGGTAATTACTATTCTTATAAATAGAAAGAATAATTCTCTAAAATAATGCTCACAAAAGGAGATAACAATATGGCATTTCAACTAAGTCCAGGAATCAATGTATCTGAGATTGATTTAACAACAGTTGTGCCTGCGGTGTCGTCTACAACCGGTGCAATTGCCGGTGTTTTCACATGGGGTCCAACTGATGTCGCAACATTGGTTACATCAGAGACTGATCTAGTCAATCGTTTTGGCACGCCAACTGCTGGCTTTAACCAAGAAACATTCTTTACTGCTGCAGACTTTCTTGCTTATGGCAATTCACTGTACGTAGTTCGTGTTTCTGATGGTGTTGCTGCAACACCAGACGCTAACTCAGATTTTGATACATCAATCAGTGCGAAGTATAAGGGTGGTTACGGTAATAACCTAGCAGTGATTATTGTTGGCTCAACCGGTAATACTTCAACTCTCAGTACTGCTAGTGTTCAATACTATGCGAACAGACTTCGCACCCCAGTAGCTAACACATTTAACGTCGTGGTTATGGACGTTGTAGCAAACGTTGCGCTCGAGGTATATGAATCGCTCGCGACTGCAAATACTGCAAAGAACGCTGATGGTTCTACAAATTACATTGTGGAAGTCATTAATCAAAAGTCAAAGTATATCACAATGACTAATGCAGCTGCTACTTCACTCATTTCGTCTGGTGCGTCTACTGCGGTTGATGAAAACCTTGTCGGTGGTACAAACGGTGCATCCGAAAGTGCAGTCAGTATGGCAACACTACAAGATGGATATGACTTGTTCGTTTCACCAGAAGATATCGATGTGTCGCTTATCCTTACTGGTAAATCAGTGGGTACATCAAACGGAACAGAACTTGCAAACTACATCTCAGATAATATCATCGATGTAAGAAAAGATTGTGTACTTTTTGTTTCTCCAGAAAGAGCAGATGTTGTAGATAACGTAGGCGATGAACTTACAGATGTTAAGGCGTTCTCAAGTAGTCTTAGAGATTCGTCATACATCATTCTTGACTCAGGTTATAAGTATCGCTACGACCGCTACAACGACCGCTATATCTACACACCTTTGAATGGTGATATTGCCGGTCTTTGTGTAAGAACTGATTCTACTCGTGATCCATGGTTCTCTCCAGCAGGCTATAGCCGTGGAAGTGTAAAGAACATCATTAAGCTAGCTTACAACCCGAAGAAAGCCGATCGTGATGAACTTTATAAGAACTCAATCAATCCAGTAATCACACAGCCTGGTCAGGGTACAATTTTGTTTGGTGACAAAACGCACCTTGCAAGACCATCTGCCTTTGATCGTATTAACGTACGCCGTCTATTCATTGTTCTCGAGAAAGCAATTTCTCGTGCATCTCGCTCGACACTCTTTGAGTTTAACGATGAATTTACTCGTGCGCAATTCAGAAACTTAATTGAGCCATTCCTTCGCGACGTACAAGGCCGCCGCGGTATCTATGACTTTAAAGTCGTTTGTGACGAAACAAATAACACTTCGGAAGTTATTGATCGCAACGAATTTGTCGGTGATATCTACATCAAGCCAGCACGTTCAATCAACTTCATTCAACTTAACTTCGTTGCTGTAAGAACGGGTGTTGAGTTTGAAGAAATCATTGGTCAGCGCTAAGGTATAAATATCAGAAAGAAGGAGATAAAAAATGGCTTTCAATATTAATGACCTTAGATCACAGCTAACATTTGGAGGAGCGAAGAGTACGCTCTTCCAAGTCCAAATCACAAATCCTGTGAATGGCATTGCTGACATCAAAGTTCCTTTCATGATTAAGGCAGCTCAGCTTCCAGGTTCAACTCTTGGTCAGGTCGAAGTTCCATACTTCGGCCGCAAGATCAAAATTGCTGGCGACAGAACATTTGAACCATGGACCGTAACAGTAATCAACGACGAAGACTTCCTTATTAGAAATGCTATGGAGTCTTGGATGTCAGCGATTAACTCGCACCAGGGTAACGTAACTGCTCTTGGTAGTGCGTCCCCGCTTCAGTATAAGACTCAAGCACAAATCACTCAGTTTTCTAAAACTGGTGTTCCACTGCGTATATATAACTTCAACGGTTTATTCCCAACAGAAGTATCAGCGATCGACATGTCATGGGAAGACACTGACCGTATTGAAGAGTTCAGCGTAACATTCCAGTACGATTGGTGGGAAGTTAGCGGTGGAATTACTGGGGATGCTGGCACTCGTGCTTAATAGCTAAGCCAGTAACCACAGGAAAAGGAATTTATAATGCAGCTATTTGGCTTTGAGATTAAACGAAAAGAGGAAGCGAAAGACAATGTGAGATCTTTCGCCGAGCCTATTAATGACGACGGAGCAGTATCTATTGCTTCCGGCGGGTCACAGAGTACTTTCGTTGATCTTGATGGCACAGCGAAGACCGAAGCAGAACTTGTTAACAGATATCGTTCAATGTTGCAACAACCAGAGGTTCAAGCAGCAGTAGACGATATCGTTAACGAAGCAATTACTATTGCCGACGACAAGCCTCCAGTTGAATGTGTTACAGATGACTTGGAAATGCCAGACTCTATCAAGAAAAAGATTCGTGAAGAGTTTGACAATATATTAAAACTTCTTGACTTCAGTAATCAAGGCTATGAGATCTTTACTCGTTGGTATGTTGACGGTAGACTTCATTATCATGTGATGATTGACGAAACACAGCCTCGCCGTGGTATCATTGAACTTCGTTACGTTGATCCGCGTAAACTGAGAAAAGTACGTGAGTATGAAAAAGAGAAGGTAGCACCGGGTTCTCAATTTGCTTTCAGAAAATTGAAGAATGAATATTATATGTTCTCAGAGCGTGGATATGATGCTACAACTGTAACAAATACTCTTGGCACGATTGATTCGATTCAGGGTCTTAAGATTGCTAAGGATTCTATCATTAGTTGTAACTCAGGCGTGTTGAATGAAAGAAACACTATTGTTCTTTCTCATCTACACAAAGCGTATAAGCCACTGAACCAACTTCGTATGATGGAAGATGCTGTTGTTATCTATCGTATCTCTCGGGCGCCTGAACGTCGTATCTTCTATATCGATGTTGGTAACCTTCCAAAGGTAAAAGCAGAACAGTATCTTCGTGAGATGATGGTTAACCACAAGAACAAACTTGTGTACGATGCATCAACCGGTGAGATGAGAGACGATCGTAAGTTTATGACTATCACCGATGACTTCTGGCTTCCACGCCGTGAAGGTAACCGTGGTACTGAGATTACTTCTTTACCTGGTGGTCAAAATCTTGGTGAGATGGATGACGTAAATTATTTTCAGCGTAAGCTATATAAATCTTTGAACGTTCCTATTTCTCGTCTTGAGCCTGAGACTGGATTCTCTCTCGGTAGATCTTCAGAAATTTCTCGTGATGAAGTTAAGTTTGCTAAGTTTATTCGCAGATTGCGCTCGCGATTCTCTAACATCTTTGATAAAGCTCTTGAAAAGCAACTTATTCTCAAAGGTATTATTAAGGCAGAAGAATGGGAAGCGATTAAAGAAAAGCTTCGCTATAACTTCCAGCTTGATAACCATTTTGAAGAGTTGAAGCAAGCAGAAATTATTCGCGACAGATTGAGCGTTCTTGCAGATATTAATAATTATGTTGGAGACTACTACTCGAAAACGTGGATTCGTAAGAACGTTCTTCATATGTCTGAAGATGATATCGAAGACATCAAGAAAGAAATTGATCAAGAAGCAAAAGATGAACCGCCTGAAGAAAATCAACAAGATGCGCCAGGTGTAGTTCCACAACAAATTGATTCAAATCCTCAGAATGAACCAAATAAAGGAGACTAACATGTCAATTAAAGATCTTATTTCAGCAGCCATCAATAAGGATGCGTCAACATTTGAATCTACTTTTGCTGACATTATGCAAGCAAAGGTTTCTGCAGCTCTTGAAGCACGCTTCTCGCCTGTAGCAGAAGAGTTTGACCTCGAAGAATCAAAAGATGAAGACGAGGAAGACGAAGAAGATGAAGATGATGATGATGAAGACGAGGATGAAGATGAAGACGAGGATATGAAAGAAGAAGCCGATCAAATTGACGAAATTTCAGACGACAAGCTTCGTAGCTACCACGCTGCAGCTGGTGCTGACCGCATGAAAGCAAAGGCTGAAGTCGAAAAAGGTATGGCTGCTAAAAAGTTCACTCCTGCAAGTGCTCAAAAAACTTCAGACTCATACAAGCGTTTTGTTAAGCGCGGCAAAGGTATGACTACTGCTGCAAACAAGATGTCAGAATAATAGGTACTAAAATGAAATCATTCAAAAAAATCCTAGAAACTGTTTATCGCCCAAAGGGTGGCGACGAACAGGCTTTTCTTGACAAGCATGTTGTAGATCTTCAAGCACATCCAGCTGCTACAGAGTTTCAGTTTAAAGCTGCAAAAACTCCAAAAGCAAAGCGTAAAGCTGACTATGATGAAAAGGAAGACGAAAAGGTTTATGAAGCAGCTGAGGTTCATACCAAGCGTGCTGATAAAGAACCGGTAATTGTTCGTTCAACTGATCCTAAAACGGGTGAGAGTAAATCAAAGACTGTTATGCGCCGGGCAGGAGAGATTAAGATCGGCGAAGAAGTCGAGCTCGAAGAGTCCATCACAAAAATGTCCGATGCGCGCTTGAAATTTCATGCTACAAAAAACGTACCACATGGTAGCTATACTCGTAAAGAAGTAGAAGATGAACATAAACGCCGGATGAAAACCGGTGGTATTTCATATACTTCTGTTAAGCCTTCACTCAACGAAGATGCTGAACTTGACGAGAAAGTAGATAATCCATACGCAGTTGGAATGGCTGCTGCCATGAAAGCAACTGGTGATACTCCTCCTTTGAAGAAGTCTACGATTGTCAAAGGTCATGAGATTGCGAAGAGCATCAAGAAAGAAGCAATGGATCCAGTTGGTAAAGCTGACGCAGATATCAACAACGATGGTAAAGTCGATGGTTCTGACAAGTACTTGCATGCACGCCGTAAAGCAATCGGTAAAGCACTTCGTAAAGAAGAAGCCGAAGAACTCGATGAGATCTCTCGCGACCTTGCTCGTAGATATATTCGTAAAGTTGCTGATAAAACCAACACAGGCGAATTAAGCACTAAGGAAGTCATGAAG